TTTTAGAGTAGATTGTCTCATTTATTTTTAATTGATTTATTCAATTTTAAGATAAAGCTGTTATGCTATAAATAAAAAAGGTGGCCAATTTTTGACCACCTTTTAATTAATTATTTTAATGTCTATGAAATAAATTAATTCAAAACTTTTAATTAATTGTTTTCAATTCCGAATACCAAGTAAACTCCTTCGTGAGAGCTTTTAGAGGGAGCATGAGAAATTGTAAATGCAACAGGTTCACCTTCAACAACTTGACGAGTATAGGTACAAACTGCATCACCTTTAAAACCTTTTTCGGTATAAAGAGCTTTAGCAATTTCTTTAGCTTTAGCTTTAGTTTCATTAGTTGTAGCAAGAACTGCACCAGTAGCTTTATCAGCAATTACATAAGTAGTTTTATATTTACGACTACCTTTCTTGTTCTTTACATCCTCAATCTTATAAGGGCGTTCACGAGTATCAGCTACTGCAGATTCAACAGTAATTGAGAAACCTACACCGGGAAGATTTTTAGATTTCTTTTCAAGATAGTTAAGCATAAATTCTTTTGTATCAGCATCAGTCCAAGTACGAGCAGCTTTACGAGCATTACGATATGCTTGAGTTGCATCACCTTGAATACCAAAAGGAGCATTTGCAAGAGCTTCTTCTTTGGTTGCACCAGTTACTTCCATTCTTTTAAAATTCAGCATTTTTTCCATAATTCAATAAAATTTTTTTCAAATAAACATTAATTCGTATTATCATCTCCATTAACTATATACAAAGATATTAATTTTAATTGAAATATTAAAATAATATTTTGTTAATAAATCTAAAACTCTACTGAATTAATAAGTAATTTTTACTTTTTAAATCAGTGATACAAAAGTAGTAAATTATTTGATAAAAATCAAATTTATCACTGTTAAAAAGTGTTAATTAAAATGGGAGCCAATTACTTAAAATTTCTCTTATCTTATCTGGTATCTTTTTATCCTCTATTCCAAAAGTTGGAAAAGACTTACATCCATATCCAAAATCAGAACAAATTACAGCTAATCCTTTTAAAAAATCTTCTGGAACTTGAGAATCACACTTACTATTAATTTGATAAAGAACTGACCAATGTGTTATATCTGGTTTCTTCTGTTTCAATTTGTTAGTAAGATAACATGTTAAACTAATTAATGCAAATTTATTATTAATATCATCTCCTAAAAAATATAAGGAAAAATATTTACTATAAATTTCTTGCAATTTATTATAAGGAGGAGATTTGATTATATCCATATTCCAAAATCTTTATATTCTTTAGCAGTATATTTAGCAACCAATTTCAAAAGATATATAAATTCGTTCCATCCTTTAGAAAAATCACCTTTAGTCAATTCATATACTTTAGTATAATAATTAGGAATTGTTGACACAACTAAACAATTACTTTTAATTGTACAATTTTCCATATTATAAAACTTTTTAGCACATAAACTTAAAAGCCAAGAATATAGACTTAACTCTCTATAATAATGAAATTTGTTAAAATTATCATCAAAATAACTTACAAGTTTACCTATTGTTTTGATGTCATTTACACAAATAACATTATTTTCTATATCAATTGTATAATTGTCTAATTTAGCTTTTAATTTAAGAATAAATGGCTTATATTCTGGAATTTCTATTTTTACATCAAGAAGAATGGCTTGCTCATTTTCAGAAATAGGATTTTCAATAATTCCTATAGGATGAAGTAATGTTTGAATATTTTTATTTCTATTTAAAGCGTGAACACATTGTTGAACTCTTTCTCTACTTTTAGAGTCTAAGTAAATTGGAGTTTTATCTTTATTTAGATTATTCTTTTCATATTCAAATCTATCTTTCCAATATTGATTACATTTTTCTTTTATTTCAGTAATTCTATTATCATTCATTTTCCCTTTATAATAATCAATTTTATCGGATGCTGCTATAATTACATCATCTGTAAGATTATTTTCTTTAAATTGATTATAAAGTTCGTCAGCCATAAATCCTGCTTTAGAAGTAGGTCTGTCTACATCAAAACATAAGTAAAACAAATCATTTTGGAGTGAGATTTCATGTACGGCACTACCAAATATTAATGCATCACTATATTTTGAATGTTTACTTAATCCTTCAAAGAATGCTTTTGGATCATTATCTTGTTTAGGATTTATTAAACTTAAACGAGAATTACTTATATAATTAGAATATGCTTTTGAAAAATATTCTTCATCACTAATTTTTTGAAGATGTAATGTGTCTAACAGTGGAGTTATTTTAATATTATTCACACTTTATACGCTTTTCAAAATCAGTAATTATATCAATTAAATCTTGTGAATTATTAAAAGACCATCCAGCTTCTCCAGTATTTATTCTAAGAAATTTTCCACCACCTCCATCATGAGTACTAATTATAAGACTTTGACAGCCTTCATCATAGTCATTTTCTGATTGGCAACAATCAACTTCTTGACGATATGTAATTGTAATTTCACTTAATGCTACATCATCGCCATCACCATAAGAATTATTTATAATTTTCATAAAGTTCTTTAAAATGAGGAAACATTGTATTTTTAAATAAATGATAAATATCCTCTATTTCTTCAATATCTAGAGAATATATTCTTCCTATTGGACCCCATTTTTGATTATTAGGAGAATCCAATAGTAAACAAGGAATACCTCGCAAATTTAAATCTAAAAATACAGAAAGGCTATCATCAACATGTAGATGACAGCCTCCCATTTTAATTTTAGAATATTTACTTAGAGTATAACCATATATTTGATATACCGGGGCTTTAGGAAATAATTCTTTAGATAAATATTCTTTTATCCATTGTTTTGGTATTATCCTAGAAGTTGTATATTGTTTTGGTACAAAATTAAGTTCATTAAGAACAGGAAGATTTAACCAAAAATCTTTGTCCTTTGAAAGAATTGTTTGTACATTTTTTGTTATTTCGGAATCCTTTTTAGGAGTTCCAAATCGACTAAAGTATGCTGTATTAAAATCAGCAAGAACTCCGTCAATGTCACATGATATTTTTAACATCTTAAATTATATTTCTTCAATATCTTCTATAGATCCTATCAAAATATTATATTTTTCATCAGCAACTTTTTCGAAATCTCTGTAATTATTGCATTCTTCAATATCATACATGTCTGATAATTATTCAATAAGCTTTTCTTGACAATCTATAAAAGACCTAGCGGTTATTACTTGTATCCATACAGCACCTACTTTTGTATCACAAATAGGTATCAAATATTTATTCATTTATTTTTATGATAATTTTCTAATAATTTGTAAAAATAGTCAACGGGTAATATTGCTAACTAATGATTTTGATCGTTTTCTATACTCTACTAAATTAAAATTTCAATATCTTTTAAATCAGTTATATCGTAAGGTATTTCTAATAATTTAATTTTATTATCTTTGCAGAACTTTCTAATATAATTATCTCGAATTTGCTAATCTTCTAATTTCAACCCTCCTCCAAAATATTTAACTGGTATATAATGCTAAATACCGTTATATTCTATAAATATATTATACTCTTGTAAATAAAAATCAACATAACAATATCCAGATATACGAACATCTTCTGGAACTTGAATTTTATACTATGAAATATAATTAATGTTTAAGTTATTTAAAACTTTTTTCACTAAAAATTCACCTTTAGACTAATTACACTTAGGGCATCTTGCATGATTATGTAAATGATCATGAGCATTCTAAGTAACTTCTCCATGTACAGGACAAATGTATGTAATTTTGTTATTAATTCCAGTATATATTGTATTAGAATAATTATAATCGGGATTTAATTTCTAACATTTAGAAATAAATTCTTTTTGAGGTGTTAATAATTTTTCAGATATAATTTTCCTACCACATTTTGGGCATCCTTTTCCAGACAAATGATTTGCAGGATCTTGTAAAAATTCACCGTGTTCAGGACATATTATTATACCTTTAGTTCTGCTATTAATATAATTAAATTTATCATAATTATATTTATTACTATGAACTAAGTTAGCAGTTTTTATAAAATTACCTATATCTTTAGCTCTATCATTACTTAATTTCTAAAATTTACATTTTGGACAACCCTAACCTCTTGTATGAGCATCTGGAGTTTGCCAAAATTCTCCATGTTCATTGCCGTTAACATCTAGTTCATGACAAATTATACATACTTTATCTTTTTTAGTATGGTACTCAGTCTTAGAGTAATCATATTTATTACCATGAACTTCCTAAGCCTATTCTATAAATTTATCTTTTGTTAGTTTTTTCATTTTTTAATAAACTATATAAAACTTCTTTTGGCAATATCACATAATCAGTAGATACAGAATTGACTTTTTGTTTTCTCCAAAATACAACTAACGATCTGTCCTTTAAAGGGCATCCTTCAGTAATTGTTTCAATATTTGGAGTATTTAAAGTTGCCTTACATTGAATATAAAATGGAAGTTTATCTTCAGTTTCAGCAATATCTACCTTAGAATTATCCAAATTTCTATCTTGAGATCTAGAAGATACCAATCCTTTATAGCCTAATTCAGTTAATTCCTTAATAATATCCAATTCAAATCTATTCCCTTTAGATTTACTTTTTTTTGCTTGATAAGATCTAAATGTAGTGTCGTCGGCCCATTTACAGTGTATTTTATCTTTCTTATTTTCACTACCTTCTCTAGACTTATTACATCTAATTTTTATAGCAGCTTCAGATAATCCAGATTCGGTACTTGCTATTAATAAATTGGGATAAGTTTTTACAACACCATCTTTATAGGTAATAATTACACTAGTATTCAATTCTTTCTATGTTCTTTTAACCATAATACAAACTTCTTAATTAAATTTAATGTTTCTTTTCTTCCAAATTCCTTATAGTGATCACTTATATCCTTTGCTCCACAACTTCGAGGTAACCATGTATAGACTAACTCCGGATGAAGCTTTTTTATTTTGGACATAAATGAGATACCAGTATAGTCATTATCGAATAATACTAAAATGTGAGTAAACCTTGTTTTAAGATCTTCTAACACAGTATCCGATACAAACTGAGTCTCCGAGTTTGGAGCAATAGCAGTTATACCCATAGAGTACAAACACATTACGTCCTTCATCGACTTAGTTATTACTAGTAGTTTTCCTTTTTTAGGGAGTTGATCGTATCCTTGTATCTTCTTACTTGGCCAATTTGTTATAAATCGAAAGGAGGTTCTTTTAGGGAAGTAGCACCTCCATAATTCTAGTCCCTGATATTTCTTTCCGTAATATCCAAAAATAGGACAATGCTGTTGAGATTTCGCTAATATTTGATCATTTAAGAAAACATATTTACAAGAATAAACCTCAAACTTCTTAAGAATATCCAAAGTTATTCCATACTTTTTCCACCATTTTAATTCTAAATCAGTGAAATCTTGTACTTCAACTTGGATTTTGGACATTTCTTTATCTTCAATCTTAATAGGATTTTTATTAATTTTTCCAGGATTTCTGGGAATAGAATCACTCTTTACAATATTAAAATCATTTGCAATTATTTTAAGAGACTTAAAATAGTCACAATTAAATATAGTTTGAACAACTCCAAATATATTTAAATGTTGGCCTGTTGCAAAGTCTTTAAATATTAATTCTCCTGATTTATTCCTATAAAAACTACAAGTAGGCTCTCTATCTTTTCTTAAAGGAGATCTAAACAACCCACGTTTTATAGGTAGATGTAAATAAAATTCCATTATTTGTTCCTCAGAAAACCTAGAAAGAATTAATTCTTTAGTAATCTTGGTTTCAAACTGAAAATTCATAACAATATTTTAAAATAATGTACATTATACAAATATATAAAATTTTCTAGATAAAACCAAGAATACTTAAATATTTATATTAAGATTAAAGGAGAGATTCAAAATCTATCTCCTCTGAATCTTTAGATTCATTATCAATATTAAGAGCAGAATTATCTGAATTACCCATATGAGTAGGTTTGGCATTCAAATATTCATTGCGTTTACCTTCTTCATAAGCAGAGAAGAATAAAGAATCTCCAATGACATTAATAGGAAAGAACTCATTTTTACTATTTGTTCCAAGAACATTTGGGAAACAAGCATAGATTGTACCATTATTATTTCTACCAACAAGTTTAAGATTAGTTTCTTTTCCTTTTACAGCATTTACAACTTTAATAAATGCAGTAGTCATATCATCGAAAGATTTAAATTTACCACTAATTTCTTGCAACTTTTTAAATCCATCTGGATTTAACGTTCCAGCAAAATGTGCTACAAGTTGCATAAAAGTTCTGGCATTAGA